TTGGCTCGTTCATATCCACCACAAGATCACTCCCTGCCTTTAGGCAAAAAAGAACCCCCCAGGGAGGTGCGCTGGGGGGTTAAGTGGGCAGTGCTTGGGTCACTGCCCCGGAGGTGGAAACAGAAATGCCTCATGTTCACCCAAGACCTATATACGCCGCAGCGCCCCCGCTAGTCAACCCCATAATTAGAGAGACACTATATGTCCCGTGACGCCGCATTGAACAAAGCACGTATGCGCTCCTCACTCGATCGAGTTAAGGGCTACCTGCTCGACGACACGCTCAAGGGCGTGGTCATCATCGCCTTTACTGGGGGCAAGGACTTCGATTGGGCCGACGCCCACGTCGATCCGCATAGCGACCCGGATGGAAACGCCGAGATCCACATCATCGGCTCTGTGCCCGGTGACCCGGCTGAGCTGCTCCAGCAGTTTTCTGACGACGCCGAGGCCCACATACACGGCGGGTTCTTCACCCGCATCATTCGCAAGTGGCGGCGCCGCTTGTTTGTTCACTAAGGAGAAGAACAATGACTAAGACCAAGACAACCAGTAAACTGGACGAGACCCTCGCCGAACGGGGCGAGTCTTACGGGAGCTTCGCAGCTAATTCCGAGGTTGCGGTTAGAATAAAGGAGGCCTGCTGGCCCACTGCGCTGGAGAACCCTAAGTTCCTGCGCTTGTCGTATGCGGATAGAGCCGTGGTGTTGAACGCCCTTGATATGATTGCAGCTAAAATCTCTCGCCTGGTGACCGGCGACCCACTGCACAAGGACTCCTGGCAAGACATCTCCGGTTACGCCGAGCTGGTCGTGCGCCATATCGAGGAGAAAGAGAGTGGAGAGTGACAACTCCGTTGGTCTCACAGTTCGGGATCTCCGACTGGAGGCGGGGTTGACTCAGGTCAGCCTCGCAGAGACCCTGGGTATCACCCAGGGTGCAGTCTCACACATTGAGACCGGGCGCATGCGCCTCACACGAGCAAGAGCTGAGGTCTTGGCCCAGCTGTTTGCTACTACCCCCGACGACATCTACACAGGAGAGGTATGGGCTAAGCCCATAGAGAAGACACATGGCTGACATTAAAGGCAGAGAGATTAAGGTCCACGAGCACGGATTCGTGCGTGTCGTGGACACCATGGGAGACGACGCTGCGATCGTGCAGGCGGCGCGCGTGTCATACGGAGAAGGGACAAAAGAGGTATCTTCAGACCAGGGTCTGATTAACTACCTGATGAAGTACAAGCACACGTCACCATTTGAAATGTGCGAGATTAAAATACATGTGAAGATGCCGATTTTTGTGGCCCGGCAGTGGATCAGGCACCGCACGGCTAACGTGAATGAGATCAGCGGGCGTTACTCAATACTCAAGAGCGAGTTTTATACGCCAGACACGTGGTACGGGCAGTCTAAGGACAACAAGCAGGGGAGCGGCGAGGCGTTGGAGGGGCAGGTCCATATAACGGATAGTTATAATAGGGCTGTCGGGGAAGCACTCGGCTGGTATGATTTGGCGGTGTCCTCTGCGGGCGATCCAAAAAACAACATGGCGCGAGAACAGGCCCGCATGGTTCTGCCACTAAGCACATACACTGAGTGGTACTGGAAGATCGACCTGAGCAACTTGCTCCATTTCCTTAAGCTACGCGCTGACAGCCATGCGCAGAAAGAGATCCGAGATTACGCAGCGGCCATAGCCAGCCTCGTCGAGGAGTGGTGCCCCCTGGCGTTCGCCGCCTGGGTTGAGTTCCAACGAGACGCGGTCACTCTCTCTAAAAGCCAAGTCGAGACCCTCAAAAAACTTGTTAAACACTTGGAATTGACCCAACCGGCGTATAGTATTGGTGATGTGCCGGATACGGCTAGTACGTTTCTCGCACATAAAGCGGGCTCTATCTCGCGCCGAGATAGACAAGAATTGGAGAAGTTGTTCGCATGAGTGACGATAAAATTGTATCGCTGTTTGGGGAGAACCCCCCAGACACACAGGACGTCTCAGTGGAGGAGACTTTAGCTAGCGCCGCGGAGGCGGGGTTCGAGGAGGTGCTGGTCATTGGTTACGCATCAGGAGGTGGCGGGCACCGGCTGCAGTATTTCTCTAGCGGGATGACTAGATCGGAAATTGTGTGGGTGGTTGAGTCCATGAAGTATGGGTTTTTACAGGATGAGTTTTCATGAGCGCCTTAGTTGATTACGAGATCGAGCGGTATGCGCGCCGCGGGATGATCAAAGATTTCTGCATCGAGCGGTATGGGCAGCTCCCGCTGTCTGCGGGGGTCTCCAGCATGGGGTATGACGCCAGGCTGTCGCCCGTGGCATATGAGACGGTTTTAGACCCCGCAGCGCAGTTAGACGTCATTGATCCAACGGACGGGGCCAACCACCCCCTCCCCACGCGGCGCATGCCGGTCGGGGTTTACGTAAACAAGGACGTACCAGACCACCCCCTGACCGGTCAGCCGGTGTTTACGCTTGCGCCTAAGGGTTTCATGCTCGGCCACACAATCGAGACATTCTCTATGCCGGAGGATGTCATGGCTATCTGCCAAGGCAAGTCTTCCTATGCCAGGGTTGGGATCCACGTGAATGTCACACCCCTAGAGCCTGGTTGGGAGGGCCAGGTGACGCTGGAGATCTTTAACCAGACGCCGCACAGCGTCATGATCTTCCCTTGGCGGGGCATCTGCCAGTTCCAGTTCTTCAAGTCCAAGCGGCCGAATGTGACCTACGCCGACAAGGCGGGTAAGTATCAAGGCCAGATGGGGGTAACCCATGCGAAGTGACCGATGGCACTAACCACTGAACCAGACCTGGACATCCCACTGCCGAATAAGACCGGCAGTGGGCATTATTATAAGGTGGGCCCGGGCCTCGACGACTTCAGCGACCGTGTTGCAGCCGCGGCAAAGACCGCGGAGTTGTTGGGTAGAAACGGCCTGCCCATGCCGCTGGACGAGGGAGACCTCGATCCGGTAGCTACACTCGTCATGTCTTACGCCGAGAGCCCTGTAGAGACGACAAAAGAGGCCACGGTGAAGCGCGTGGCCGCGCTCAAGCCCCAGCAGTTGCTGTTTGCGGACAAGATCCTCAAAGAATGGGGCCACAACGTCGTCGAGAGCGCCACCCAGGTACGTCACCTGATCACGAACAAGCTCTTGCACGAGACGGAGAACGAGGACGCCCGGATACGCTTGCGCGCGCTTGAGCTCCTAGGTAAAATTTCCGATGTCGGGCTGTTTTCGGAGCGGATTGAAGTAACACACACCCACCAGACCGCCGATGACTTGCGTGCAAGCCTGCGTGAGAAGCTAAATAAGCTCGTTATAGTACAACAGGCTGACCCGGCGGAGATCGACGACGCCGAATTCGATGTAGATGAGGCCTTCGGGAGCGATGACGGTGAGTAAAAACGACCTGAAGTTCACTAGAGCGGAGATTAACCTGCTCCTGCAGAACCTCGACCAGTTGTCGGACTATGAAGTTCAGTCCTTAAACGACAGTTTGGAAGAACTTGACCGTCAAGAATATGTAGAAAGCTGTCAAAACGACTTGATTGCGTTCGCTAAGCATATGCAGGATGATTATATGGTGGGAAAGCACCATAGAATATTGGCTGACCGGTTAATGGCGGTGGAACGCGGGGAAAAGGATCGGGTTTGTGTTAACCTTCCTCCGAGACACGGTAAAAGTGCCCTGACTTCGTTGCTATATCCGGCGTGGTTTATTGGCAAAAATCCCAAGAAAAGCATTATTATGGTCTCACACACCGCAGACTTAGCGGTGGATTTCGGTCGTAAGGTGCGCAATATAATCGCAAGCCCAAAGTATGCGGAGATTTTTCCCGATGTATCGCTCGCGTCAGACTCTAAATCATCTGGTCGCTGGAATACTAATCACGGTGGGGAGTTTTTTGCTTGTGGCGTTGGCTCTGCTCTGGCTGGCCGTGGCGCTGATTTGCTACTCGTCGACGATCCCCATGCACTTGAAGTAAATACGCCTATACCCACTCCCAACGGCTTCGTGCCTATTAAGGATCTGAAGGTCGGAGACTTCGTATATGGTCCTGACGGGGAGCCCACCGAAGTAGTTGGCAAGTCTCAGGTCTGGAATGACCGGGAGCTATATAGTGTTATTACCAGTGACGGGGAAGAAATACTCTGCGACGCGCAGCATTTATGGGGAGTAAACTCCAATACTACTGTGAGTGATGCTAAGGTTTACAACTTTACTTCCGAGTATCTGTTTAACTGGCCTAAACCTAACCGGCCAATAATCCCTCGCCATTTGCCTGTGGAGTACCCAGAGCGTGATTTGCCGATTGACCCGTGGGTCTTGGGTATGTGGTTAGGAGACGGTACAGCGTCTAGCGGGAGGTTTACCGCGCACCCGGATGACCAAGAGTATGTAAAGGCGGAGCTACAGTCCGCAGGATACGAGATAGGGCCCAACACTAAGGACGGGTTCACCTTCACGGTGTATGGCCTACGCCCGCAGCTCCGCGAGTTGGGGGTTCTCAATAACAAACACATTCCAGAGCAGTACCGTATCGCTTCCGTGGATCAGCGTATGGCGCTCTTACAGGGGTTGATGGACGCTGACGGCACCGTTACCCCGGCGTCGCAGGCGGTATTTTGCAATACTAACCGCGGTATTGTTGAAGGGGTCAAAGAGATACTGCACTCCTTGGGGGTTAAAGCCACGGTGCGGTCGCACATAGACACGCGGGGGCGCTGGGGGACGGCTAAGCCACTTTACCGCGTGGCCTTCAGACTTGCGGACTGCGCGCGCATGCCGCGCAAAGCGCGGTACACTCGGACTCCGACGGATAAGCGTTCACGTAGCATTTCTTCCGAGCCGACAGGGCGCACCGGCGCCGTACAGTGCATATCCGTCGCCCGGGCGGACGGCCTGTTTCTTGCCGGACGCGGGTATGTCGTGACCCACAATTCAGAACAAGACTTGCTTGCGGGTAATTTCGCCGCCCTGGAGACGGCCTACGCGTGGTTTGCGTACGGGGCTCGGACCCGATTGATGAAAAACGGGCGCATCGCGCTCATCCACACCCGTTGGCATCAGGCGGATTTGACTGGAAAAGTGGTCGCCGCAATGACGCGAGACTCAGAGGCGGACCAATACGAGGTAACAGAGTTCCCCGCGATCTTAGAAGTGGACGACGGCGAGGGTGGGATTATAGAGAAAGCCCTGTGGCCGGAGTTTTTCCCGCTCAAAGAGCTGAAGCGTACCAAGGCCTCGATGCCGTTGTTTCAATGGAACGCCCAGTACCAGCAGAACCCCACGTCCGAAGAAGCTGCAGTCA